TGACAAAAAAACAATCTCCTATGAAAAGTATAGAAAATGTATCATCTATTTTTGATTCTCAATTAGAATTATTAGATTTGTACTCTTCCAATGAAGAATCTGAAATTCTTAAAGAAATAGATAGCTGTGGAATATAACGAAGACAAAGATAAAATCATACTAAAGAGATCGACATTACCAGGTGTGGACATGTCGATTTCTGATTTTACAATGGCCCATACTGTAAGAGTTGTTGTAACTAAAGTTACTGATACAATGTATAAAAAGGGATCAAGAACTTTTATTGGAACTAAAGACCAATTGACAGATGGAGAAGTTATCCAAGTTGGCAATTTAGGACTTAAGTATAGAGTTATTAAAAGAGAACAATCTTTTACCGCATATGCATTTCTATATCAAATAGAGAGATTAGATTGTAACTCAACTACAGCTACAGATATTGAAGCAGTGGCTGTTGGTCAAAAGATAAAGTTATTGAGTAGGCTATCTTTTAAACAAATGTTAAACTACACCTGTGATTTAAGAAATCATCCAAACCATAGTTGTGGGTGTAAGAATAATTGTAATTGTAAAAAATAAAAACCAAGATACGTATAAGATATGGCTTGTCAAATAAAAAGAACAAAAGACGGTAAGATAAATAAAGTAATTGCGCCAAATGGAAAAGAGTCAAAATTATTTAACGCTATCCATGGCAATATATTTTTAGCAGACGCAGATACTTCATTAAAGATTTATACGAATGCTTATACAAATGAGGTAGAAAAAATGTATGAGGGTTCTGATAAGTATAAATATGATAATGGAGAACCTCAATTATTTTACAAGGCACAATCTAATAAAGAGTACGACAACTTAGAAGAGTTACTTATAAATGAAGACTTTGGGCCCGTATCTATGGGTTTTAAAAGCCCAAAGAATGATAAGTTTACACCTATAGCTAAATTTACAACTAAGGGTAGTGAGAAGAATGAGTTCTTAGCATCTAAAGTTAGAGAAGGATTTTTATCAGCAGATAGAGAGCTTGGAGAAGATGGTGTAACAAGACTTAAGGGTAAGGGTGAATATACAACTTCAAGAGTTGTTAATGCGACTTTTGCTGCTGACGCATTTATGGCAGAACTTGGAAGTGCTAAAGTTAAAGTGCTTAATGATGGGACTATTGAAATGGAATTCGCTAATGGATATTCATTAGTAGAAAAAGAAGATGGCCAAACAGAAGTCATAAGAACTGAATTTATACCTGAGTATTTAAGAGAGAATCCAAATGTTTCAAACAAGGTAGAACTAGTTACACAATACGTAATAGAGCATAATAACCCTAGACCATTAGATGTAGCTCCGGTTAAAGCTAATCCTACAAATTCAGATTTAAAATCCTTAGAGACATCTTTATTTGCATTTATAAAAAGTTTAGGATTTACTACAACTACTTTAGAAAACTATAAGAAAAATTATAGAACTAAGTATGGTAAAGACCCAGATATTCAAGCTTTGATTGACTTGTCAAATAAGGTTGTAGCATTTAAAGAGGGAAATATATCCATAGAGGATTTGACAGAGGAGGTAGCTCACTTAGCTATTGAGGCATTTTCTGATCAGCAATCTATCGAAGATGCTATAAAGAATGTACACTTTCATCCTGAATACGCAGAGTTCTATGAATTCTATTTAGGTAAGTATGCTCCATTCTTTAAAGGAGAAGCATTAGAAAGACAAGTAAGAAAAGAGATACTTGGTAAAATTCTTAAGAGAGAGTTCTTATCTAGATTCGATGGTAAAAATAAAACTGAAGAGCAAAGTAGAACAACATCTTTCTTGGGAAGAATATGGGAGTGGTTTACTAATTTACTAAATAATAACGTAAAGACATACCATAGAAGAGCTTTAGATGGTCTTAATAAAAGAATAGCTGATAGCGTACTTAACAACAACACTAAAGACTTCCAAGCTGAGTTCGATGAAAATGTGAACTTCTTCTATAATGCTATGAGTGATAACTCTAAGACTATTGAGTCGGAGTTTGAAGCTACTAAAAGAATAATTGAAGATTTATTTTCTAGAGGTTTAGAACAACCAACTCCAAATAAAGCGGAGTTAGACAAACTAGTTGCTACTGGAAATTTTGTAGATGTACTAAGTTCAGTTAATACTATTATAGGTATTGCTGAAAATCAGTTAGATATTCTTGAGGCCAACATCAGGGAGTCCAATAGAAAAAATGAGCTTATTTCTACAAAGGATACACATAGATATGAAGTACTTAAAAATAATATGATTCCAACAATGGAAAATATTATTAACCTACTTCCACAAAAGGCAGAGCAGTTAAACATAAGTGATCAAAACCTACTCAATAGGATGAGAACCACAGTATCTGCGTCTGAGCAAATAGCTATAAAGATGTCAAGGATTAATCCACTAATGAACAATGATAAGATAAAGTTTGTGGAGAGAACTGTAGAGACAGAGTTAGCTAGAACAGCTTTAAATGATGAAGAAAAGGCAGAGTTTAAAAGTACTATTGAAGGTGGGTTTAGAGATATTGGATGGCTAGGAAAAATGTTCGGTATTGCTAGTCATAGTAAGAATCCAATCATTCAGTTACTACATAGATCTATAACAAAACTTATATCAAATACAAATAGAAAATTCAACTCAACGCTTAATAGCACAATGAGTGAAATAGATAAAAAGAATTTGTATAGATTTCAAAGAAGTATAATCCATAGAGACGCAAATGGCAACCTCACTAATTACTTCTTATCACCTAAAGATTATCATAGATATGACCAAGAGCTAAGAGCTAAGGAAGATTCTATAATTGCAAATATAACTGGAAAATCTTTACAAGATGTACAAAGATTAAGAGATAAGTTTAATCCTAGAGAAATAATAAAGGATGAAAATTTATTTAGTACATATAAGGAAGAAGTAAAAAAGTGGAGAGATGAAGTTGGCCAGGAGAGAAGATTCACAGATGAATACTATAAGCAAAGAGACGCTAGATTTGAAAAAGCAAATATATCTGATGAAACTAGAACCTACTTATCTACTAAGAACGTAGGTAGATTTTCTAGAAGAAAGAAGTACATGAATCCTGATGGGACTATTGACTTGAATAAACAAACAGAGGCTGAAAAAATCGAAGACTTAAATGACTTCAAACAGCACTTATCTATAAAGAGTGCATACGATACTTCAGGCAATTTAAAAGCAGGCATTAGAAGAGTTAAGTATAGTGAATTAAGTGCAGAAGAAAGAGCTCAACTTCCATATACTGTAGACCCAACTTACACAGGTGAACTTACAGTTTTAGAAAGAGGCCAAGATATTGAAGACTTATCAATTGAATCAAGAAGAGCCTTAGATTTATTTAACCTTGATATGTTGTATAGAGAGGAATTAAAATCAAAAGCTAGAAACAATAAGCCAATCCAACAATTCCTTGATAACATTTTAGAGATAGAACGTAAGGGAGAGGTAGCTTACGAGTGGGTATTATCCAATTCATCACTAGGTTTGTCTAGTTCTTTTTATGAAAACTTAGGTACTGATCCTACATTTAATTCAGTAGCTCAAGATTTTGTAGATAGCATAGAAGATCCAGATGTAAGATTCCGGAAACAAGCTGTCTTAAATAATTTAGTGGAAACTCAGAAAAAGAGAAAAGAGTTATTAAAGCAAAATAGAAGTGCTGATAGCATCATTGAGACAGATGTTAAACACATGACAACGCACTCTAGAAAATCTTTATTAGAATTAGATTCTGAGATTGCTGAACTAAGAGCAGCATTAGAAATTCCATACGAAACGCTTGAAGAAAGAGGTGGACTAGAAAATATGGAAGTAGAGCTTAATGAAGACTTTGAAAGACTACTTACTGAAAGTGGATTAGATGCTTATAAGTTCTCACTACAACATATGTCAGATAGAAGCAAGTTAAGGACTCAGGAATTTGCTATGCAAATAGACGACTTCATCAGAGGTAAAAGAACTTATATCAAAAAACAATATGATGAGTTTGTTACCCAAATGTATGAAAGTGGAAAGTTAGATAATCTAACTGTAGATGAAATATCTAGAACTCTAAAAGAAGAATTTGCAAAAAGAAACGTAGCAAGTTATTTTAAAAGATTTCAACCAGTAGGGTATACTCAAATGTTAAATGACATGAAGAGTGGAAAGCTTAAGATGAGTGATGTCTTAAATAACAAAGAAGCTTTTGCAGAACAATATCCGGCTTTGCAATATTTAGAAATAAGCCCTGAGTATTCTTGGAGTGAGGATGTAAATAATGAGGAATTTTTAAATCCAAATTTCAAATCTGCTGAGGTAGGTGTTCAACCAAAGTACTTAAATGAAGAGTTCTTTAGTAGATATGGTATTAAAAAAGAAGATTATCTAGCTTTAGATAACGAGGACTTATCTAAATTAAAACCTACAAAAAACCAAGATGAGTATGCTTTTCTTGTAATGATGACTGATATTAGACAGCAGTCTATTAATAACTATGGAGATACAGGTAAAATCAATAAATACTTAAGGCCTCAAATATCTAAACCTACAATGGAGAAAGTGTTTTCTATTCATAAAGGTGGAGTTGGGGTAAACATAAAAGACTTCTTCTCAGATTTAGCGCAATCTAAAATAGATGAGAAAGAATATGGTGAAGAAATAGATGACCTTGGTGCAACTATTAAACTAATACCAAAGTACTTCCAGACAAAGTTACAATCACCAGATTTAGTTACTGAAAATACTATTGAAGCTATAATGGTAGATTTAAAAGGATCTATTAGATATCAGGAAAGGATAAGTGTTGAAAGAGAAGTTAAGGCTTACGAATATAAGATATCACAACAAAGATTTAAGAATGGAGGAAACAACGCTCTTAATGGAAGAATACTCAAGAAAGGAGAGGTGTCTAATTACTACGAGAAAGCCCAAGAAATGGCTGACTACTACTTATATGGTATAAAACAAAACAGACAAATTGTAACAACCCTATTTGGTAGAGAGGTAGATTTAACTCAGCTATTTAATACGATTACAAATTATATCAGAAACGTAAATTTAGGGTTTAACTTCATAAGTGACTTGACATCGTATACTACTGGTTTGTATAATAACTATTTGGATACATTAGTTGGAGACTTCTACCATAAGTCTAGTGCTGCTAAAGCTTCAGCTCAGTTGCCAAAAATGATTTATGAGTACACTGCTGAAGCTGGTAAAATGAGAAAGACTTCGAAACTAGCACACTTAATGGAGTTCTTTGGTATTAAAAATGCTGAAGATAGACTTGGATTATCAGCTTATGCCACACCATTCAGAATGGCTAATAAAAGTATGTTTGCTGCATCTGAATTAGCTAACTTACCGATTACTCCTAGAAACATGCTGACTATTCTTCATGACTTTAAATTTCATAATGGGTATTTCAAATCCTATAATGACTTTTATAGAGACATGAAAACAGCAAATAAAAATATGACAAAGCCTGAAATTGATTCTATATGGAAAAGTATGGGAGACACTTTCTATGAAAATATTGTCATAGATCCTGAAAGAGGAGTCTTGATGGGAGACAACTTTAGAGAAAAGTATGGAGATAAAGCAGAGGAAGAGTTTGAATATATCACTGTAAAAATGACAGATAAGATATCTCAGATAAATCAAAATGTAGATAGTATCTTATCAGAGTCAGATAAAATAGCTGCACAAAGAGATGCGATAACAAATGCTTTATTGTTACATAGAAGCTGGTTTATTATCAACATGACAAGAAAGTTTAAAGGCAAGCACTTCAATATTGCAACTGGACAAATCGAATCTGGTCACTATAGTAACATATTAAACTCTACTAAAAAAATGATTACAAGAAGATTTATAAGTAGAGAAGATTTAGAGGAAACTAATGAAGCATTTGATATGCATGAGAGAGCTAATTTAGTAAGATTTGGATTTGATGCAGCTGGTATAACAATTCTTATATTCCTTGCTAATGCGTTACTAGCAGGAGATGATGACGATGATTCAGCAGTAGAAAACCTAGCTCAGTACATTACATTAAGAACTACATCTGAAACTCAATCACAAAATTTATTAGGAATGTTTGGCTCTGTATCTGAGATATATCAAGACCCAATTCCTCAGTTAAGAACTTTCCAGGATTTGTACAAAGGTATAACCAATATAACAGATGCTGAAAAGAGGAGATACATGTATAAGCAATTTCTAGCATATAGAAGATACGAGCAATTATCTGATTTACAAACTCAGATTCAGTCGTATATGTTCTTTAATGGAGAAAAAGGCTACACTTTGATTGGTGTAAATACAGGTAAAAAGGGAGAGGAGAAAGAAAAATAGTATCTTATTCTAAATAAATTAAAGGTAGATTTTGGAGTCTACCTTTTTTTTATTAATTTAGCTCCATGGAAAAGAAGGATTATAGGTATGAAGCCTTAGCTTTAGCATCTATAGGGATATCAGTTATACCCGTAAAAGATGATGGCTCAAAGCTTCCAAAAATTAAGTGGAAAGAATTTCAGGAAAGAATAATGACTGAAGAAGAAATAGACCTACACTTTGAAAGTTGTGGAGGTGTAATTGCTATAACCGGAGAGATATCAAAGCTCCTCTGTATAGATTTCGATTTGGATAAACAAAGAGACTCAGATGATTTTTGGGGAAGATTTATGAGCCAAGTCCCCGTCCACATGAAAGAAAGGATGCTAGTTAATCAAACTAGGTCAGGAGGATTTCACATTTGGTTAAAGACAGACTACGAAGACAAGTCTAGAAAAATCGCACACAGACCTTTAACTATTCCCGAATTGAATGATAGGTACAATATACTTATTGACAATGGAGCTAATGAAGATACAGCAACTACGATACTTTTAAAGAAACCTCTTGAATGTGTTATAGAGACAAGATCAAAAGGAAGTTATGGAGTTTTTGTACACCATCAGTATAAAAGATTCTATAATAAATCCTTATCTTGGTTTACTAAAGAGGAGATAGAATTCCTTTTAAATATAGCTTATAGCCTTGACTACACTTATAAACCTAAGAGAGTATTTGAGGGTAATGTTAATTCGTATAGAATAATAGCTAAGTTCAATAAAGATACTAAAGCATCTGGCGTAGTAAGAATGTTAGAAGAATCTGGTATGTTTACAGTATTTGATATTGATACAAATGGAAACTACAGATTGTCAAGAGTTGGCTCATCTAGTCTTTTCTCAGCATATGTTTATGGAGATACTGGAAATCTAAAAATATTTGGATTAAATCCATTAACAAATGATGAGAAGTCTGTCCTACAACCATTCGAAGTATATTGTGCAGTAAATGAGCTCACTACAGATGAGGCCATTGAAAAATTAAAGTAGGGTTATGTTAAGCAATAAGTTCTACTACTGTGAGATATGTAACTCAAAAGTAGTTATAAGATCAACTATAAAGACAGGAGATAATAAAGGCTTAAAGGTTTGTCAATCGTGTAAGATAAAACATGATGGTAGCAAAATACAAAAGACAAAACTAAATAAAGCAAATCCAAAATCAATAGCTAAAAGAAAAGTTGAGAGAAGTGATTTACCAGAGTTTTTTGAGAAAGCTATAGTTGAGTTAAATAATAATCCTAAATGTGCTAATTGTGGATGTACGATAAATTCAAATTATAATCCACATTGGAATATAGCACACATATTACCTAAGCATACATATAAATCAGTCATGGCTGAAGAGCTTAATTGGATCCCTTTATGTTCTTCTAAGGACCGGATAGATGGTAAAAGCTGCCATAACGACTTTGATGCTAATATATCTAGTATAGCAGACATGCCTTGTTTTATAATAGCCAAAGAGAAATTTAATAAATTTAAATCTAAAGTTGCTGAACGAGGTAAAATTTTTCATATCTTTGACCAAAACTAATAATATGGATGTAAAAATTAAAATCTTAGATGAGGATGCAGTAATCCCAAAGTATGCAAAGCCAGGAGATGCTGGTTTAGACTTAACAGCAATTAACATAGGATATGATGAAGATAATGGCATCATTGAATATGGAACTGGAATCGCACTAGAAATTCCTGAAGGATATGTTGGATTAGTGTATCCTAGAAGTTCAATCAATAAGAAGCAATTGATACTATCGAATCATGTAGGAGTTATAGATTCTGGTTATAGAGGAGAGATAACATTTAAGTTTAGAATAGAAGGAGAACATTGGAGTGAGATATCAGAAGAAGATGGATTCGATTATGCTCTTGTAAATGGAGAATTTGCGTATTATAGAACTGCTGAAGATGAATTCTACCATAGGCCTAATGTAAAAGAAATCTATGCAGTTGGTGATAGAATCGGTCAACTTATTATTGTACCATATCCAAAAATAAACTTTGTAGAAGTTGAGGAGTTATCTGAGACATCTAGAGGCAAAGGAGGTTTTGGTTCAACAGGACACTAAATGGATATACCATCTCTAATAATAGTGCTATTTATACTGCTAAGTCTGAAGCTAGAGCTGTCTTTAGATAAGCTAGAAGATGGCACTACTATTATATGGTATACATCTATATCTACTGGTAAAAGGAAGTATATTAAAATATATTAAATTTTCTAATTATGTATATAAACTTTAAGTTACTTAATAAAAAAGGATTAGAAATATTGGATTTAGTTCTACTACAATTAGCTAAGCAGAACAAATCAGAAGACTTATCTAACGAGATAAGCCTATACTCCAAAAATAGAATGGAGACCTTAGTTGAAAAAGGTTACTTGACTTTTATTAAGGGTAATAAATCTGATAATGAATACCAAAGATTGAGGATAACAAAATCTGGAAATAGCTTCCTAGAAGACTTAGAAACACCTGAAGTTTTAGAAGAAGATTTACTTCTATTTGATTGGATATCAAATGTATACATATCTAGAGGAAAGGAGATAGGAAATAAGAAGAAGACTAAAATGTACATAGCTCTTTTTAGAGTTCAAAGTGGAATTGAAAAGAATCATTTAGCTATTCTCTTAGATGAATTTGTAAAGGATGATAACAATATGGAGTACAACAATAGATTAGAATATGCATTTTTTAAGGCTAGTAATGTATTCCAAACCAAATTTGAATTAGATCAGAGTAGGCTGTACACATATTATTTAAAAAGAAAGCAGTATTTTGATTCAGTATTTTCTAAAGTAGAAGTTGAGGAGACAGTATGACTAAAGAGCAAATAGATAAGATAATTCAGGAAGGAAATAGGCAAGCAGTTATCAAGGCTTGTTCTGAGATAGCTGCTATACAAAAGAATACAATACCATCTATAAAGACTGGAATTGACCACCTTGATAACTTTTTACCAACTGGTCTAAACAATCAGATGGTGTTCATAGGTGCTAGACCATCTATGGGTAAAACTCACATGGCAAATACAATAAAGTCAAACCTCTTAAATAAAGACATAAACCCAAGGTCTGAGATATCTTTATTAGTACTCAACTGGGAGATGCAGTTAAAGTCCCTGATACTTAGGGATATGAAGAAAGTTTTGAATAGGGGTATGAAAGATATCCTATCAAAAGAATTTACTGAAGATGAAAAAGAGAAAGTGTCTGAAGCTATTGGAGAGTTACTTGATGATAGGGTTCTAAACTTTGATCAGACAGTTGAAGGTAATGAATTTGAATATCTAGTTAGGCAATATATAAACAAGAATGAGGGTAAAGAAGTTATCATACTTATTGACCATATCCATGTACTACTTACGAAGAAACAAATAGATGAGTTCTTAAAACTATGCAATGACCTTAAGAAAGAATTTACAAATGTGTCTTTTATTATCTTCTTCCAATTAAATCGAGAGATAGAAAAAAGATGGAGAGGTGGAGCTGATGCAAAAGTTAAATTGAATCCTAAGAATTTTGTACCTAACTCAAGCGATATATACAATACAGATAGTTTGTATCAATTTGCTGATATCATTATGACATTAGTAATACCTCAAGTAGTTGACTTAGACGAATATACTACTGTAAGTAAGGATAGGAATGCACATTTGAAGTCCCATTTCATAGGAGATGGTGATGACAACAAAACAGCTAGGCTCAAAGGTAGAAACCGGGTTTATCAGAATTATATAAAGATAAGAAACAATGATAACTTTGAAGAGCCTAGACTATTTTGCGATGTCATAAATCCTGATATTGAAAAGGTAATAACTGATTTGTACTACAATGAATCCAAGCAACAGAAGTCTAGACCTACATTCACTAAAGAGAGCTCTACACCAATAGTTGATACTACTGTTCCATTTATTTCAATAAGTACATTGAATAATAGTAGCGCAAGAGGTCAAGGATTTGAGGACAACCCAATTCCTACAAATGTTCCATTTTAACCTACAAATTTATTAATATACTTAGTATGTTTTTGCTAAATAAAATTTTACTACTTACATTTGGTTTATGAGTTGGAATTAAAGAAATTACAACAAGAAGGAAACAAGAGGTTGTTTACCGTAAGTCCTCAGATTTTCAAGCACATACCTTGTAAGAATAAAATTCACTCACAAATCCTCCAATTTATTTTGGGGGATTTCTTTTTTATATAGATATTAATTAATATATTTGTTCATCAAAACCAAATGATGAACTTAGACAAAGTTTTTGTAGTTGATATCGAATGTGATGGATTGTTAGATACTCTGACAAAGCTACACGTGCTATCTGCCTGCTACTATAGTGAAAATAATAAGTGGGAAATTATTAGTACAAATGATTCAGCTAGGATACAAAACTTAGTTGGAAATCCTGATAACGTAATTGTCGGCCACAACTTTATTGGTTACGATAAACCTGCCCTAGAAAAACTCGGATATGAGTTCAAAGCTCAAGTAATTGATACTTTGGGCCTAAGTTGGTATTTGTATAATGAGCATCTAAAGCATGGCCTAGAATCTTGGGGAGAAAGGTTTGGAGTTCCTAAACCAGAAATCGAAGATTGGGAGAATCTTACATACGAAGATTACAAGCATAGATGCGAGGAGGATGTCAAGATAAACACTAACCTATGGGTTAAGATGTTATCTCTATTAACCGAATTATACGAAGATAGGAATACAATAATAAGTGTTATAAAATACTTCACATTCAAAATGGAATGCCTTCGGTATCAGGAAGAAAACAAAGTATTAATTGATATTGAGAAGTGTAAAGAGAACTTAGGAATACTAGAATCCATAATTGAAGAGAAGAACGAGCAGTTGAAAAAGGTAATGCCTAAAGTTCCTAAGTATAGTGTAAGAAAAAAGCCAGCCAATCCTTTTAAAAAAGATGGTTCATTATCAGCAGCAGGAGAAAGATGGTTCGACTTATTAGAGAAAGCTAATCTCCCAAGTGATTACGATGGAGAACTTAAAGAAGTAGTTAAATACGATGAGCCAAATCCAGCATCTGATCAACAAATGAAGGACTACCTAACATCACTTGGATGGACACCAAAGTTCTTCAAAGATGGTGCTAATGGCAAAGTGCCACAGTTGAGAGATGATGATAAGAATCTATGTCCAAACATTCAAAAACTAATAGCAATCAAGCCTGAGTTAGAAGCATTGGATGGATTGTCTGTTGCCTCACATAGAGCTGGGTATCTCAAAGCCTTTTTAAAATATGCAGATAAGGATGGTTATGCTATAGCTAGATGCAACGGATTTGCAAAGACAATAAGATTAAAGCATTCAAATCCATTTGTTAATCTACCAAAACCAACTGCTCAATATGGAGAGTATGTTAGGTCTGTAATGATAGCACCCCCAGGAAAAGTTCTTATTGGAAGTGACGTATCTTCTTTAGAGGATAAGACTAAGCAAATAGCAATCTATAGCTATGATCCTGACTACGTTGAACAAATGAACGTAAAAGGATGGGATGCTCACTTAGATATTGGTGAGCGTTCAGGACTATTGAATAGTGAGGAAATAAAATTCTTTAAGTGGTTTAAATCTAAAGATAAAAAGCAAGAGGATTGTCCTGAGATATACTTAAATTTTTCTGAAGAGGATATGAGCAAAGAGTACGTAAGACTATCTAAGAAAAGAGCTGTAGCCAAGACTGTAAATTATGCTGCAACATATGGTGCTGGAGCTTCTAAGATATCTGAATCAGCCGGAATACAATTAAGAGAAGCTAAGAATGTACTAGAGACATATTGGGAAAGGAATTGGTCTGTTAAACAATATGCCGAAGATAGGGAGACAAAGCAAGTAGATGGTAAGACTTGGGTATATAATCCATATAGCAAGTTGTGGCTATACCTTACATCGGAACATATAAAGTTCTCAGCTTGTAATCAGAATGCTGGTGTAAAGATGTTTGACTTATGGATTTACTTTATGATAAATGAAGGATTGAAACCCATAGCTCAATTTCATGATGAAGTTTTATTATGTGTAGATGAAGACAAAGCTGAATGGGCTGAGAAGACTCTCCATAAATGTATGGAAAATGTAAATAATTTATTAGGTTATCCAATAAAATTAGAAGTAGATGTTCAAGTTGGAAGAACCTATGCTGATGTACATTAATTTAAATTTATAGATATGACTAAAGAAGAGATGAGCAATTTTTTAAAATCTATTGGAGGCTTAAAGTA